CTGAATACCGGAATTTGGTGCTCAATCAGCGGGTTGAGGCCAACGACCCTTACGTCAGTGTGTCAGTTTGGAAGGAAAACGGCGGCGAACCGGCTGCTTTGACGGGGGTCGAGAGCTTCGGCGGACTCGATTTGTCGGCCGCTTCGGACCTTACCGCCTATGTCCGGGTTGCCTGGATCAATGGCGATCTGCATGTGCGCCCGCAATTCTGGCTGCCGAAGCAGGGGCTGCTGGAAAAGGCCCGGGCGGACCGGGTTCCGTATGACATTTGGGAGCGCGACGGCTTTCTGAGCGCAACGCCCGGGGCCACGGTCGATTATGACTATGTCGCGCCGTTCCTGCTGGCAGAGCTGCGCAGTGGCGTGACCCGGCTGGCTTTCGACCGATGGAACATGCGCTTTTTGCGCCCCGCCCTGGACCGGGCCGGCGCGACAGAGGCTGATTTGGCGAAGATGGTCGAGTTTGGGCAGGGCTTCCAAAGCATGAGCCCGGCGCTGCGCAGTCTCGACACGGTGCTTCTGAATGGCCGGATGCGCCACGGGAACCACCCGGTCCTGACCATGTGTGCCGCTAACGCGGTGGTGAAATCGGACCCGGCGGGCAACCGCAAGCTGGTCAAGCTGCAGAGCAACCGGAGGATCGACGGAATGGTTGCTTTGGCGATGGCGGTGGCGACGGCGGGTGAGCCGGGTGACGACGTGATTGAGTCGCTGACCTCGGATGAAATCGTCGCCCGGGGCGGGTTTCTCTGATGGGAATTTGGACTCGCGCGCAGCGTGCATGGGCGGAGTTGCGCGGCACGGTTGACCGCACAAACCCGCGCGACCCGATCCTTGCCGAGTGGTTCGGTGGCGGCGGCGTGGACGAGACCGCGGCGCGCGGCGTTGCGGCTGTCTATGCCTGCGTCACGGTGTTGTCCGAGACAATCGGCGCCATGCCGGTCAACGTGCGGCGGAAAGAGGGCGACGGCGCCCGGATCGACGTTCCGGGCCACTCGGTGGCAAACCTGCTCAACGTGGCGCCGAATGACTGGATGACCGGCCCTGAAATTCGGGAATATCTGATCGCGTCAACCGCGCTGCGAGGCGACTCGTTTGCGGAGTTGGTTTTGCACCCGATCACGGGAAACGTGCGGGAACTGATACCGATCGAGGCGCGGCGGGTGGATGCCCGGCGGCGCGATGGCAAGATGCGGATGGTCTATCGCGACGGCACATCGCCTCGCGTTCTAGACCCTGCCCTGGTTCTCCGCCTCCCGCACAAGATCCAGCCGGATGGAACGTCGCTGTCTGTGCTGACGATGCACGCCGAGACCTTCGGGATTGCGATTGCAGCGCGACAGCACCAGCACTCGTTGATGAAAAACCGGGCGAGCCCCGGAATGGGTATCAAGCACCCGACAAAACTTTCCCCTGAGGCGGTGCAGCAGCTTCGCGCAAGCTGGGAGGCGCGGCACGGCGGGCCGGAGAATGCAGGGCGGCTGGCGATCTTCGATGGCGGGGTGGAGCCGGTCAGCATCGGCATGAGCAACAAGGATGCGCAGTTTGCGGAGCTTAACCAGCTCACGCTGCGCGACGTGGCGCGGATTTTTCGGGTGCAGCCGCATAAGATTGGCGACCTGGAAAATGCGACGTTCTCGAATATCGAGCATCAAGGGCTTGAGTTCCTGACTGATACGATCCTGCCGTGGGTGCGCCGCTTTGAGGCGCGCTGCGAGCGGTCGCTTCTGCGGGAAGACGAAAAGGGCACGCATGAGGTTGAGCTTGACCTTCGCGGCCTGATCCGGGCTGACAGCCAGACCCGGGCGGAACTTTACCGCACGCTCACGTCTCATGGCGCGCTTTCCATCAATGAAATGCGCCGCATGGAAGGGCTCAACCCTGTCGAGGGCGGCGAAATGCGGCTTGTGCAGGGTGCGCTTGTCCCTGTGGACACGCTCCGCCAGATCGCGGCGGGGGACACCCCTGCGGAGGATATGCAGCAATGACAATCGAGCGCCGCATGATGCCGGGCGTTGCCCTTCGCATGGACGATGCCGCTGAGAGCCGCACCGTGCGAGGCCACGCCGCGGTTTACAATGAAATGTCCGAGGATTTCGGCGGCTGGCGTGAGCGGATCGCGCCGGGTGCGTTCGGGGATCTGGCCGGCGCCGACATTCGCGCGCTGTGGGACCATGACACGGGCCACGTTCTGGGCCGCACCCGATCGGGGACGCTCCGGCTTTCCGAGGACGATCGCGGGCTGGCGGTCGAGATCGACATGCCCGACCATGCTTCTGCGGTCATGGAAGCCATGCGTCGCGGCGACGTGGACCAGATGAGCTTTGGTTTCTACACTCGGAAAGACGCGTGGGAGAAAATTGACGGGCAGGCGGTTCGCACGCTCGTTGATGTGGAGCTGATCGAGGTCTCCATCGTCGCAATCCCGGCATATCCGCAGACAGACGCCGCACTGCGTGATCGTGCGCGTGCGCTTCTCGCCCCGGCACCCCGCCGGGCACCCGGCATCATGGCGCGTAGGCTGCGCCTGATCGAGCTGGACACTCCCCGGCGCTAAGGCGCTTCCCGCCGCGGCAGCGCGGCATCTCAGCCTGTGAGGAACCACCAAAATGGCAGAGAACATCAAGGCGCTGCTTGAGCAGCGCGGCAAACTCATCGCGGATGCGCGTGCGCTTCTGGACCGCGAGAGCAAGGGTGACGAGCTTGGCGCCGAGGATCTGGCCAAGTATGACGAGCTGACCGAACGGGCGCAGAAGATCGGCGACCAGATTGGCCGGATCGAGCGTCAGCGTCAGCTGGAGTCGGAGGCCGAAGCCGCGGCCGATGCCGCCGAGCGTTCGGCCGGCAATGGCCGCGAGAATGGCGAGCCGGGTGATCGGATGGCGGCGTTCCGCTCCTGGATGGCCAACGGCCGGGCGGGGTTGTCGGGCGCCGAGGAACGCTCGCTGTCGTCGCAGGTTGCGACCGAGGGTGGCTACACCGTGGCGCCTGAGCAGTTCGTGACGAACTTGATCAAGTTCGTTGATGATCAGGTGTTCATCCGCCAGCTTGCCACGACCTACCAGCTTCCGCGCGCCATGTCGCTCGGGGCGCCGGAGCTGACCGCCGACCCGGCCGATTTCGACTGGACCACGGAGCTGCAGACCGGCTCCGAAGACAGCGCCATGGCCTTCGGCAAGCGCGCGCTCTATCCGCATCCGCTGGCCAAGCGCCTCAAGGTCTCCAAGACCCTGATGCGCCAGTCGGTTCTGCCCATCGAGACTCTGATTGCGCAGCGCCTCGGATACAAGCTGGGCGTGACGCAGGAAAAGGCGTTCCTGACCGGCACCGGCGACAACCAGCCGCTGGGCCTGTTCACCACGTCGGCGAACGGCATTTCGGCGGCGCGGGACGTTTCGACCGGCAACACCACCACGGCAATCGGTGTTGACGGCCTGATCAACGCCAAGTTCTCTCTCAAAGGGCAGTATCAGGCTCGGGCCTCGTGGCTGTTCCACCGTGACGCGGTGAAGGGCATTTCCAAGCTGAAGGATGGGCAGGGCCAGTATCTGTGGCAGCCGTCCATGCAGGCTGGCACGCCGGACATGCTGCTGGGCCGGCCGGTCATGATGTCGGAGTTCGCTCCCAACACGTTCACGACCGGGCTGCACGTCGGCATGATTGCCGATTTCTCGCACTACTGGATCGTGGACGCGCTGTCGATGCAGATGCAGCGGCTTGAAGAGCTGTATGCGGAGAGCAATCAGGTCGGCTTTATCGCCCGCCTGGAGACCGACGGCGCCCCTGTTCTGGCCGAAGCCTTCGCCCGCGTCACGCTGGCCTGATGACACTGGGCGGGGCCGTGGTCCCGCCCTCCACACCTTCTGAGAGGACAACACCATGAACCCCACTCTCACGGACGCGGTGTCGATCCGCGAAGTCGGTGCGCCGATTGCCGCCGGCTCCAGCATCGACGGCAATTCCGACCGGATCGACATGGCCGGCTGGGAAAGCGTCACCTTTATCGTCCCGGTGACGGACAGCGCCGCAACCGGCGTCGCGACCATCACTCCC